TGATGATGGAGATGGAGGAAAAGATTGTCCAAGATGCAGCCATCAATTCGAGGGATTGGTTTGGGAAGAAATATGGAGATGAGGTGGTTCAAGCGTTCTGGACCCCTATGCTCAAGTATCCCAAGAACAAAGACCTCATGGACGGAAGCCTAGACAAGACGCGTGAGCCAACCCTCAAAATCAAGCTTCCGATTTGGGACGGTCAGCCTAAGTTCGAGGTCTATGACCTCAAGAGCAATCAAATCTTCCCCAATGACAACGGTCAAGGACCCGAGGCAGTGGTTCAAAAGGGAAGCAATGTCTGCTGCACACTCATGTGCGGAGGTATTTGGATTACCGGTTCTAAGTTTGGTGTCACCTGGAAGCTGAGTCAGTGTGCCGTGAAGCCACCTGAGACCTTTGAGAAAGGCAAGTGCTACATTCCTGGATTGTCCATGTCTGCTCCTACACAGGAGAGCGGCTATGGAAGTGATGGAGAGGACGAGGCACCTCGACCTACACCAACACCTGTTGAGGCAACACCTGAGCCAGTGGTAGAGCCAGCCCCCGAATCGCAACCTGAGCCTGTCGTAGAAGCGGTGGCGGAGACCGTCGCAGAGCCAGCAGCGGAGCCAGTGAAAAAGGTAAGCAAGAAAAAGGCTCCAGCCGCAGTATAAGTCATACCTGAATAATAATATCTGCTAAATGTTCTACATCATATATTTTTTCTGAAAGACGTGGTATCCCCTGTTTGAGGATACGACCTCTTTTTCTATCTTCCTCATGGATTAAAATACTTATCTCTCCAAAACGTAAACAAGTATCCGTTTCTTTAAGATGAACATATAGATTGTTGTCATCGTCAAGATACGACGTGTGAAGTTTAGGTTTCATGACAACCCGTATTTTCTTATAGAAGACCAGTTCCTCATGCCACAAAGGAATATACAACTGTTCCTCTTCCAAAAAATAAAGGTCTTTCCGCAACATGTTTTCAAGAGTAGGTTCGAGTATATAGGTTTTATATCCAGATAAGTGATGTTGAATCGGTCGTATCAGATACTTGTTCAAAAGAGGATGTTCGATATGAGATAACCAATACGCATATAGACGCCATTGAGTTTCTTCAATCGTATCCATAAATTCATCTTCTGGACGTGTAAGTAAAAATGCGTATGCTTCCTTTACTTTTATGAATGCGGAATCATTACCTTTTTTATCGGGATGATTCAGGAGACATGCTTTTTTATATTTCTTTTTTAATAGAGGTATATCGAATCGTTCGTGTGAACTAATTTGTAGTAAGAGACATGCTTCCTGTATCTTCATCCTGAAATAGAAAAAAATATATTTATATACTAACATGCCCAAACGTGTCTTTCCAAAGGCCTACCAAAACTTGATTGATTCTATCTTGTATACCAGGCGCAGACTTGGAAAACCATCCAGGAATAAGCATTTTAACGGTCAAACACACAAATACAAACATAGACCTCGTCATCGGCTTTGTACTCAGAAGCGTTGTACACGGAAAAGATGATAATGACTCTCTATAGGATTGGTTTACTTTGGTTCGAGTGAATGACGCTTCAAGGCCGAACAACTCAACACCTTACGTTTTAACGAATGAACAAAGTATTCTAAATGATAAATGGAACGATAACGTGTGTTATAATTGGTCATGAACATCAAAAAATCATCTTGATTTAATTCAACATGTGTGCGAGAGTATATTTTAAAATACACATATTGAATACAATCATATATATCCAGATTATAAATCATCCATTTATAAATCAACTCTCTTGCGTTGGATAGGTCGTATCCATCCGCCAGAATGTAGTCGACTACCGCATCGCATCTAGCCTCGTGATGATGGTCGTATGTAGATACTGTGAGAACATGAACCGGGACTAAGGTACAAATGTCTTTGATAGAAGAAGGAAAATACGAGACATGTTTGGTTAAAAAAAGATAGGTTATGGTTGTGTCTCGCATATACGTGTGAAAAACAGAGAGAAGGTCTGGGTCAATCAAATGAAAATGACAACACAATAAAGTGAGCTTATTTTTAATCTGTAGAATTTCTTTTATCTTTACATAGAGGTCGGTCCATATCGATTGGGACATGTTCGCTCTCTCAAAATCGATTTCAAAATGAACATCACTCATGGTAAAGGTATAGGTATCTCCTTGAATGTCCAATACACATTTGCGTTTGTAGTGTAACTGAGATGGACTTTTTTTACGCAAAACAGAAAGGGCTTCCTCGTATACCAAGGACTGGTCTAGTCCAAAGAGTATCATGGAATTCTCCATCTTTATACGAAACACACATCGTTTATTTATATTTTAATCTGTTTAACATATAAATGTCATCTTTTACGACAAACTTAAATGGAACGACCATTTATAATTATATAAATACAAATGATGAAAAGAGTTAATGAACCTTTATCATCATCCATCCCAGATAAACTATAACCAAATTTCTTTTTATCTACCCATTCCCAATAAGTTTTCTACGTATAAAAAATTCTATAAGCTTCAATACAATACACATATCTTTATTATCCATACCTTGTATATTTTGCTAGATGCGGAAACCACCATTGTCAAGGAAGACGACAAACTCTTTAAATATACATTTACCTATAGAGAAGAACAATTGCGCAGCGTTGAACAGAATATATTGGCTTCCTTAAAAAAACATGTCAAAAAGGAAATATCCCACAATCATCCGAATACTACAATGGTTCGTCATCACAATGCTTATGTGAAAAATCCGCGTGTGTATATGCGTGTCTCGGGAGTATGGGAGAATGACCAATCGATTGGGATTACCTGTAAAATAGAATGCTATCCATCTACGTAGAAACAATCCAACACAATTTGCTGGATACCCACAAGTAGTACGTTGAAGAATGCGAAAATGGATGTGTAGCTTGCGAGTTGTTCATTACCAGGCCCCTTTTGTAAATATTGTATCACTGAAAAGAAGACGAGACAAATGACTAGGATGGAAGAGTAATAAGACCACAAAAAATATTCAGGTGGTACAGCTTTCTTGTTAATCGCAGTAAAATACTTCACATTTAACGCAATCATCCACATCATTAGGACAAGGGTGAGCAATAGTGCCCAGGGCAATCTCTGAAGAGCATTCCAATCGTCAGAACCCTTTTTGATGTTGACAAAAATAATACCCAATAGAGAGAAGACCGCAATTCCATATCCCCAGATGACCGCATTGGCTTCTCCAGTTGTACCGTCGGGTGTGTTCAAACCATATCCTAATGTCATTTTGATAAAGACTCCTATCACCAATAGAGACGCAAAAATGGGGGTAGACCTTCGAGCATCTTTCTCTCGCAATACGTCTTTAATCGCATCCAGTAATCCATCTTTGGGCTCCTTTTCCATATACTATATCGTCTTATATTTTTTTCGAATGTACTCTTCTATTTCTTTACTAGTTGAATTAGCATATTCCGAAGGTAATGGATAAAACTTTGGCTTCTTCATGGTCTTTGCTTTGAAAAATAAATATAGTCCATGCGGTCCTGTGCGCACGCTCCAACTGTCTGTAATCGTGAGAACCGTTTTCTCGGTCTTCATGAAAGCAATCAATCCGTCCATTTCTTCGGGTGGAACTGCTTGTTCTGTAATCCATTGTTCTATCTGGTCTATTTTTTCATAGGATTGAAGAGACCGGTTGACACCCTGATATTCGAGATAAAATCCATGTGTTCCATGTTTTATCACGATAGGTATTTTCTCGTATAGACCTACATGCAAACTATCGTATTTTTTTAAAGGCATGTCGATGACTACAGAAGAGAGATGTGTCACGCATTCTTGTACCACGGCAGTCCAATCCTTTGACCCTTCTTCCACTTGGTCCAGGTTTGCTTCTAACAAACGTGTATAGTCATAATTAAACATACTCTCGTAATACTTATAGCAAAAATCCTCCACCTTTAGACCCAGAGGTGTTACAGATAAACGGTTGGATTCTTCGGATTCAACCTCCTTTGTACGAGTTGTGATAGTATCATGGGGTCCTTCATTTAGATATTCATAGGTCTCTAGCGTCAAAGGCGTGCGTTTTATTTTACCTTTGACAACATACTTACGTTCTTGTACAGTATCCAGTAAATGACTATAGGTAGAGGGTCGACCGATAGAACGCTTTTCAAGTTCAGAAATCAAATGTCCTTCTGTCCAGTGAGACAAAGTATGAGTAGTCTCTTCCACTAAAACACGTTTACATTGTACATGGGTCAAATATCGAAGATAATTCGACCAGTCTTCTTTTTCAGTATCTTGTTTCCATCCTTGATAAATGGGTTGAATAGAGGTATAATAGAAATAATCTTCTTTCATTTCTATCTTAAAGGTGGTATGAAGCATACGAGCCGGTTTCATACAACTTTGTAAGGTTCTTTGATAAATGTATCGATAGAGTTTGTCAGTAGATATATCGAGTTTTGTCTCGGTGATAGAGAGTTGGGTCACGCGAATGCCTTCATGTGCTCCTTGGGTGCTTTTCTGTAGAGGTCTTTCGTAATCCTCGTGTAAGAAGGAGGCCGCTTGTAGCAAAAACTCTTCACTGTAAGACGCATTGTCCGTACGAAGATAGGTAATGTAACCCTCTTCGTACAAGGTTTGAGCACATTTCATGATTTGTTGTGGAGTCATAGACAAGTTGGCTTGTTGTAAGGTACTGGTCGTCAGTATCTTGGGTGGAGGCACGGAGACTTCCTTGGCCTCTGGTGGAGACAAGACGAATGTGTATCCTCGTAATGATTCAAGAAAGGGTCGTGCTTCTTCTTGAGACAAACTACGTGAAAAATGAAATAAAATATACTCATTTGTAAAATATCCTTTCACAACAAATGTGTTTTCTTTTAGAGTGGTTTCGATTTCTCGTTCTCTCTCTGCTACGAGATGAAGCGTGGGTGTCTGACATCTACCAGCGCTCAGCTTATGTCCAACATATTTCCACAACATAGGAGAAACTGTAAAACCAATATAGACATCCAATACTTGTCGGGCAATTTGACTATAGACTAGATTCATTCGTAAGACAGTCGGTTCCGACATGGCTCTCATGATGTCTCGTTCGGTGACTTCATGAAAGAGTATACGTTTGGTAGTTGTCGGCAATTTACATACTTTACATACATGCCAAGCAATCGTCTCTCCTTCCCGGTCATCGTCTGTCGCAAGAATAACTTCCTTTGCGTCAGCCACTTCCTTCTTCAGAAGTGCGACCACTTTTGGCTTCACCGTCTCGTACTTGATTTTAAATGTAGATAAATTAATGTTTGCGAGCGCCGGAATGGTACGAAAGTGTCCACACGTCGCAATCACTTTATAGCCTTTTCCTAGATAGGACTGAATCTTCTTGCATTTGGATGGAGACTCCACAATGACCAGGTTCATCTAGTGGAGGATAACATTTTTTGTTTATACTCTTGCCACTGAATGTTCTTGGCTGGCTTAAACGTGGGTTCTTTCTTTTCTAGCTCAGGGTCTACATACATATGTTTGAGCAATGTCCCTATTTCAAAAGAAGCCTCTTGTTGCGTACATAGTCCCTCCTCAATTTTGGCCAAAACATGAAGAAATGTATTTAATACAGAGAGGTCTACTCGATTTTTGTAAAGACGATGATAGAGAGCAGTATATTTTTCATACAAAAAATAACACTCTTGTTCACAACGCTTGCTTCGTTCGGGTTCTACTACCGTACGCTTGAGTTCCATCATATGTTCAATGTTTTCCCTTAATAAAACACTATGCTTGAGTTCACGGATAAGATGGGTGTTGTCAACCGTGTTATTTTTTTTCATCAACTCATGTAATTGTAATTTCTGAGAGTCATTCATTTGTTTTTACTTAGAAATTAAATCATCCTTTTTAACTCATCGTCATTAATATTTTTCATATGTATATGAGCTGCACGTATAAAAAATACAACAGTGAAACGGATGGACCTTCATCTCTGTATCATCGAATGAACCAGATAGACTGTACTATGAAAAAGTTTGGAGGCGGTTCACGTAGTAAGGGGAAACGACACAGGAATAAGTATTTAAAACGTAAAACGGTTCGTAAACATCGCGGCAAGACTCGGAACAAGTTTAGGCCTTACGACGCTTAGACTTCTTTTTGGCGGACCGTTTCTCTTCCTTTTTAAACGCACCAAACTGGCCTTTTCGCGTGAAGTATCCGGCTTTCTCCAGTCGCTTCTCCTTCTTTGCACGCAGACTCAACTTCTTCGAGACAATATCTCCATGTTTATTCATGATGAAATAAGACTTACGACGCCGACCCGTCGTCATTTCGGCAACTCCATGCATAACCTCTGCGCGTGAACCGTATTTCTTTGCGAATTCCATATATCATAGAAGAAGAAATTAAATTCATTTTGTATGTTAAGAATACGTCATAAAATAGGTATATTTTGAGATTCCATCTTCGTGTACAATACAAAAATCGTCTGACGCAGTAGACTTGACAGTAAAGGCACTTGTTGTTCGACCCGGTGGAGGAGTATAGATAGGATATTTAAGTGTCACAAACTCTGTAAGTATTATTGTACGATAATTCAGAATATCGTTTGTTTGGGTATTATCAACTGCGTTTGTTCCATAGATAGTGACCTTTCCGTTAAAGAGAAACGTATAGTTTTTGGGAGTTAATTTATAACGCATTTCATGGATAGCTGAGTCGCCATATTTGACTGTACCCACAAATACATCTCCTAAACTCAATCTATATTCATTGAGAGAAAGAGATACACTTGAAATAGGTTTAAATACCTCAAGTATTACGGGACATACTGCGTTATTGGAAACAATCGCGGGAACATTCATGTCTTGTGCTATATAAGATGCTGTATTGCTAAAGGCTTCGTCATAGACCAATAACCCATGTCCTCCACGATATCCTCCATCTGAACTACCCTTTCGAGGAGTATAGAGAGAACATTGTCCAAAATCTCCAAGCACACTTATCACGACAGTTCCATAATAAAAAATACACTCTTGTCCTTGAGGACCTATATCTAAAAGTATATCGTCTACTAAAACCTCTATTTTCTTGGTAACACCTTTGTCGTCTTCTACACTCTTTGTTTCTATTTTTTTGGAAACGCCTTTGATAGTAATCCATTCGGTTTTGTTGGTATTGATGAGGGTAATCGGGAGATTCGTAGTATTGTATATCGTATAAACACCTTTAGCCAAGGCAAATCGATTGATTGAGTTGTAAGGTATTTTTTGAAATGTAAAACGTGTCGCATCTACAATTGTTTGAGAGTCTAATCCATACCGGCTACCTGAGTTTGTAGAAATAAACTCATCTGGAATCGCATTTTTTAAATTTGAATCGCCATATTGTATCATGAATAATCCTCCCATGTAACCATACCTGTCGTTATAAAGACTAATGGGGTCAAACGGTCCTAAGATGGTGAGCCGTATCATACCTGAATAAAAGGTATAATCTCCAGTTAAACCGCTCCCAGCAAGAAATAAATGGTCCAAAGGTTTCGTACCCCGATTGTACGGAGAGGAAATGCCTACCATATTTTTGTTACGGTTTAAAAAGGCTAACGAATAATAATTGTGAAGATAAATGTAGTATACTCCTATACCTAGTTTATAGATAAAATTATTTTTATACAAATACACCGGATTAGACGATTTTGTAGGGTCAGAAGAAAAAAAGGGGTCAATCAATATTTTTGGACCATACCATTCATAGATCACAAATTTAAGATGTGATGTATCAAAAGTTCGAAAGGTATACCCAAGTGTATCATCTATTGTAATGTTGTCTCGGTTGATAAAGATTGACTCATTCGAATACCCCCACTGTTCATATTGATTGCCTTTGCTTTCTTCGTCAAGATTAAAGACATATAGCTGACTCAAAGGTATGAATTTAGAAATATACAATTTCATAGTGGAACCAGGCTGTCCAGGCGGCGTCAAATTATAACGACAATCGTAGGCGATACCGTCCTTGTTCAAGGAGAGACAAAACCTGGTCCCTATATTTGTGGGGTCAGACAAATCAAATGTATAAAATAATCCTTTCTCAAATACATAATTGGTTTTAATATTAGTTATGATAAAATAAGAGAACTGTACGATTCGTTTTGATACGATATTGAATACCACACCTGAATCTTCAAACGTTTCCTCGATAGGTTCTTCAGGTGGAATCGTATCAAATACAATGTTACGTTCGTCTGGAGTTAATTGTGCTATCAAGGTATCTAACATTTGTAAAACCTTAAAATAGAGGTCTTTGTTAATACTGGATAACGATTTTACGTAATGAAAATAGAGTTTATATTTGTATCGTAATAACAATAGCCGATTGTCTATATAATTGAGGCTAAGAATCGTTCTATGCGTACTCTTCGTTCGACTATTGTGATAGCTGATTTTTCCTCCTCCCATTTTTAACATCATGGCTTTCAACATTTTGGTAGACATTTTGTTTTCTGAAAACGTAATAATGTCACATTTTTGTTTACATGGGTCGATACGGCTCATCTATTTATAAAATTGATGTATAATTTAATTTATAGTTAGACACATATAAAATGTCACTCGCGCAAAGTTACCAGAAGAAAACCGACAAGGAGCACATCCTAGACAATCCTGACACCTACATCGGTTCAGTCGACATGCAGCGTGCCGAATTGTATGTGTTTGAAGATGGAAAGATTGTGTCCAAAGAAGTTGATTACAATCCGGCGCTGTTCAAATTGTTTGATGAAGGAATGGTGAATTGTCGTGACCATGTGGTGCGTACCCAGCAGAAGAAAAAGACGAATCCAGCAGTAGAGGTGGTCACGAGTATTCAGGTCACGATTGATAAAAACCGGATTACCTTGTTGAACAATGGCGAAGGGATTGATGTTGAAAAACATCCTACCTATGACACTTGGATACCAGAGCTTATCTTTGCGCACTTGCGTACGTCTACGAACTACAACAAGGAAGAACAGAAAATCACAGGCGGTAAGAACGGATTTGGCTTCAAATTGGTATTGATTTGGTCAACATGGGGAATGATTGAAACCGTAGACTCCGGTCGAAAGCTAAAATATACACAGGAATTTGAGAAGAATTTGGACGTGATTCATCCGCCTAAAGTGATAGCCTGTTCTAAGAAACCTTATACCTTGGTGAGTTTCGAACCGGATTACAAGCGGCTTGGTATGGAAGGACTCACTTCTACTATGGTATCTCTCTTTCAGCGCCGAGTGTATGATATCGCAGGTATCACGAGCAAAGACGTCAAGGTGAAATACAATGACGCAGCAGTAGAGGTAAAGGATTTTCAACAATATGTCTCTTTGTATAGCGAAGCAGAGAAAGTATCCGAGAGTCAGGAAGGATGGACCTACGTGGCTTGCGTTAGCGAGGAGTTTCGTCAGGTTTCGTTTGTTAACGGTATCTTTACCTACAAGGGAGGAAAACATGTGGATTATCTGTTACAACAAATCTTGAAGAAACTGTCCGCCTATATCTTGAAAAAGAAGAAGATGGAGATTAAACCCTCTATCTTGCGTGAACAGATGACTCTCTTTATCCATTGTACCATTGAAAATCCATCGTTTGACAGTCAATCCAAAGAGTGCCTCACCACTCCCTCGACAAAATTCGGAACAAGTTGTACGGTAAGTGATAAGTTCATTGAAAAGTTGGCGGGTTTAGGTATCATGGAACAGGCGTGCGAGATGGCCGAGCAAAAGGAACTGAAACAGCTCAAGAAGAGCGACGGGAACAAGTCCAAGACCATTCGAGGTATTCCAAAATTGGTCGACGCGAATTTTGCGGGAACGAAACAGTCGAAACAATGTACACTCATCTTGTGTGAAGGAGACTCGGCCAAGGCAGGTATCCTTTCAGGACTCTCTCCTTCAGACCGTAACATTATTGGAGTCTATCCCATGAAAGGAAAACTCTTGAATGTTCGTGGCGAGACTTTACGAAAGATTAACGAGAACAAGGAAATCATTGAAATAAAGAAAATTCTTGGACTGGAAATTGGAAAGACCTATGAGACCATTGATGAACTGCGTTATGGAAAAATCTTGTTCATGACGGACCAGGACCTTGACGGCAGTCATATCAAAGGACTGGGTATGAATGTGTTTGAATGCTTATGGCCTTCGCTGTTGCGTATTGAAGGATTTATGGGTTTTATGAATACGCCTATTTTGAAAGCATCCAAGGGTTCCAAAACTCTATGCTTTTACAATGAGCAAGACTATGACCAATGGAAAGAGGAAAATTCTGGATGGAAGATTAAATATTACAAGGGTTTGGGTACCAGTACGGGTTCTGAATTCAAAGAGTATTTTAAAGAAAAGAGGATTGTCGAATTCTGTACACATGAAGACGATACTTCTACGATGGATATGTTGTTTAACAAGAAAAAGGCAGACGAACGAAAGACGTGGCTTTCCTCTTATCAGAGAGACCTGAAAGTGGATACTCGAGACAAGAAAATATCCGTGAGCGATTTTATCAACAAAGAAATGATACATTTCTCCAAATATGATTGTGACCGGTCAATTTGTAACCTGATGGATGGTCTAAAGGTGTCACAGAGGAAAATCTTGTATAGTGCTTTTAAGAAAAACTTGACACAAGAAATCAAGGTAGCACAGTTTAGTGGATATGTATCAGAACATAGCGGATATCATCACGGAGAAGCCAGTTTGAATGGGGCCATCGTGAACATGGCACAAGATTTCGTGGGTTCCAATAACATCCATTTGTTTAGTCCAAATGGTCAGTTCGGGACACGTCTACAGGGCGGAAAAGACAGTGCTTCAGAGAGGTATATCTTTACGAAGCTCGAAAAGATTACAAGGAGCATCTTCTCTGTACAGGACGACCCCATCTTGAACTATTTGGACGACGATGGGTCCAAGGTAGAACCCGTGTTTTATCTTCCAATTATCCCGATGGTCTTGGTAAATGGTTCCCGCGGAATAGGCACAGGATTTAGTTCTGAAATCCTCTGTTACCATCCGATGCAACTGATTGATTACATTCTAGCCAAGTTGGAAGGTCAGTCTGTCAACCCAGACTTTGTACCGTTCTACAGAGGGTTCAAGGGGACTACGGTGAAAGAAAATGAGAAACGGTTTATAAGCAAAGGAGTCTTTGTCCAGAAGCAGAATAAGGTAGAGATTACTGAATTGCCGATTGGAACCTGGAATGAAGATTACATTCTTCATCTCGAGAAATTGGTAGATGAGGGTACTCTCAAAGATTACAAGGATTTGTCTACAGACAAGGAAGTCCTCATCAAGATTACTACCCAGGATGTGACCGACCCAGAAGAGTTATGCAAGACACTCAAACTCTATAGCTACCTCTCAACCAATAACATGAACCTCTTTAATCAACATGAGAAATTGGTTCATTATCATCAAGTGTCAGAAATATGCGATGAGTTTATCGAGGTTCGATTGCCTTACTATCAGGTTCGAAAGGATTATCTTCTTGCTGCGCTTCAAGAAGAGATTGTGTTGTTGAGTAATAAGTTTAAATATATCACGGAATTGCTTGAGGAGACAATTGACTTGAGACGCAAGACCACGGACGAAATTCGTAAATTGCTTCGCACCAAGGGATACGAACCGATGGATGATTTCCGATATCTCATCAAGATGACGATGGATAGTGTTTGTAAAGAAAATGTCGAGTCACTGAAACGACAATTTCAAGAAAAAGAACTCGAACACAAGCAGATTACAGAGACGACCATTCAGGCCATGTGGAAGAAGGAACTCATCTCTCTGAAAGGTTTACTCTAAGTTAAAAGAAACGCTTGAATTCAATCGATTTGTCTTTCGATACAGATTTAGGTTTGTCTAGTGGGACAACCAGAGTAGAAATATCTTTTTTATAGTGAATATAGCTGACAATCTCACTCAATATACGAGGAGCACAGTATTCAATGACCCTTCGGTTCAGTTCTTCGATTTGTTTAGGAATATTCCCTTCCTGGTGTCTCGCATGTTGTAAAAAGATAGACCGCATGATCATGTACATCTGGTCGTAGTCCTGTTTGTCAATTAAATGAGTTTGATTTGATAGACGGTAGACCTCTGACTTTATACCGCTTTCCAAGAGTGTGACGTTATCTTCTGAAAAAAAGGTCACGGATAGATGCGTATTTTGAAGACTGTATTTCATGGCGTTTGAGAAATTACTTTTCTGAACCGTACACACCTTCTCCTGCAAGAATAGGGGAGTACCATTCGGCATTTGAAATAGGTCAACTCTCCCGTTTGACGTCATGGCTTTATATATATTATATTTTATTTTTCAATTATAATGAACTTTTACACGACTGTATTCATTTCTTTTATCATTCTCTTGGTGATTGCGTTGGCGATTATAGGTACCATCTTATCCAACATGAATCAAAAACAAATATTTCCAAGCAACATCTCCACGTGTCCAGATTACTACAGCTTAAACATGAATGGAATATGTGTTCAGAACGACTCTATTTTTAACAATTCGGCTAGCACCTGTAAGATTTTTAGACCAGAAGACCAATCCTACAAAGTGAAAGGTTCTGGACCACAAAGCGGTATGTGTAAAAAGAAAGAATGGGGGAATCGATGTGGAGTATCTTGGGATGGGATTACGAACGATGCGAATATTTGTTTTAGTTAATGTTTTTAGTTAATGTTTTTAGTTAAAGCAAACTTGGATAAATGCCTAGATGGAACAAATACGGGCTTTTTTGAAGTTATCCAAACCTATTTATCTAACAGGTGTTTCGGGTAGTGGGAAGACTGCTCTATTAAAAAACTTACCCAACACACTCTTTGTCTCGATGCAAGATATTGAAGAATATGACGATATCTTGAAGCGAATGAAACCCTCTATCCTTGACATGTTGCATACGATTGACCATAAATGTATTTGCGTGATTGACAACATCGACATCATTCATACACATGAAAAGAAATTTTTGACTCTATTGCTCAAAGAGTTTAAACAAGAGGATAAGAAAAAAAAGACGAGACATTTCTCCATCATTTTGTGCGGGTCAAATGTACATGAGAAGAAAATAAAAGAAATCATGAAACTATCGAATGTTGTAACAATGACTCCACCAAAGGACCTACATTTGAATCGACATGAAATGAACGTTCAAGGATGTATTCAAAAAATCATGCGAAAAGAAATGATAGAAGATACCGTAATGGAGACAGAAAAAGCGACACAATCTTTATTGTTTCACGAGAACATTATTGACGTGCTCAAGACAGAAAAGGATTACGCTTTTTATGAAAGCTTTCTAAAGAACATTTGTATGGGGGATTATTATGACCGGATTAGCTTTCAAAAACAATTGTGGATTTATAATGAAATGACGTATTACATGAAAATATTACACAATTATCATTTATATGTAGAACTTTCGACTTCTCCGAAGCGAATCCAAGAATATCGTTTCACAAAAATCCTCACAAAATATAGCAATGAGTATAATAACCAGACCTTTATCCGTATGCTATGTGCTCGTATGAACCTTACCAAATGTGAACTTTACAATCGACGTTTCGACAAAGAAATCTTGAGCGATACTGAATTGGCTAGACTGAACGCTTACTTCCAATAAGGATACGATTGAGTTCTTTTAATTGTTGGTTTTCTTTCTGAAGCTGAGTACATTCTTCGCTTTTTTGCTGTAACATTCTCATCAACTGTTCTGGATGTACTTTCACGGTGCGTCCATCCTTGGTCGTAAACTGTATCATCTGACTATTCTCAATCGTTTGTTCTTGTTCCCTACGTTTCATTTCTTCTACCACTTCTGGCTTATACTCAATGGTACCAGGTACATATTTAGCCAACTCGATTTCCATACCTTTAGTATAAAACGAGTAAAGGGTAGGTGTTTTGATAAAATGCTTAATGGTTAATGCGCTTTGACTACAATACTTGCTTTCGTTCTGGATGACACGATGTTTGTCAAAGGTGTTTTGACTATGACATACAACAAGAATTGTTTTCTTAGAGTCCAGTTGAACCATGGGAATGGTGTAATCTTTCAGAAAATGTTTTTCTTCGGATAGAACCGCATCTTCAGCATAAGAACACGTTTTCAACAAGGAACGCTTAAACGCAAAGGTTCCTGCGGTAGCATGGTTGTCTCCATACGGCCCTACTTTGTACATTTTCTCAAGGTCATTAAACCACAAATACAATTCACTTGAACCGGCACATTCACATTTTGAATGAACCAGTTTATCCACGGCATGGGAGACACGTTCTGGAGGGTAATAATCGTCGTCGTCGATGTATACTATAATCGCACTATCCTCGGTGAACGTACACTGACTATGCATAAAGTTTCTTTTTTTTCCTAGTAACATTTTTTCTTCAAGTGCGATATACTTGACAAAAGGTATATCTTTTACTAAATCTCCAATCTTGTCTGTACCGTCATCTACGATAATCCACTCCATGAGTTGTCTCGGGTATTTCTGCTGTAGGATACATTGTACCATGGCCTGAATAAAGGGACGTCGATTGAATGTGGGTGTACACAGACTTACCCTAGGGCGAGACATTTGGTTACTCTAGCATAAAATACTTATACTGTTTTACACAAACAATTCTTAGCTTAGGATACATACGATAAAAAGAAAAACAATACAATGATCATAGTTGTCATGAAAGAGAAGTAAGGACCCAGTATCTTTTCAGTATCATACACTAGAAAATACAAAAGGATGAGCACGAGACTCATCGAGAAAGTGGACAATGACTTTTTCATAAGAGGCAAGAAAGACGCAGCCGAGACAAACCATTTTCCAATGAATAATAAACTATTTTGAAGACTCGTGATAAACGGCAACAATATACCAAAAAATGCTCCAATAAACATAATAATTTCTTTGAACCCAATGGAAGATATATTAAACAACCCTTTTATCATATGGAATATTTTTTTAATATTGAAATTACCCTCTAGAGCCAACGCAATGATACTAAAGATGAACTGGATACTCGCCATGATAGCGATAAAAGATAAAATCATACATTCTACAGAGTTTGAATTGAACATGATGGATACGAGAGCATAGGCATTTCCGATAAAGGCCGTCACAAAGAGAAGGGTAAACAATGGAACAAGTATAAAGAATCCCAAAGAAATCACATGTGTCGCAATCGATACAAAACTTTCTTTGAACGAGGTTGGAAATTCTGTGAAATATTGCTTGGTTTTTCTCTGTACCTGGATGTTCAATGGACGAACCGCATAAGTAATGCCTAGTAAGAATACCGCAAATAGAATCACGAATATATAGACCGAAAATCCTTTTTCAGGTACAATTGAAGACGCCTGATGAAACAGTTGATGAATTTGAAACAACAAGAAATTACTATATACATATTGTTGTAAGACAAGATAAGATAACCAATACAAAAAAACAGAAGCAGCATTGTCTGTACTAGAGGTAGTACTACAATATTGATGAAACGTTAAAATATAACGTGGGATATAGGTGGCGGAAAGGCTGGCCATGACAGGGTTCAAGATTTCGACTTTCTTTTTCAAATTAGGGTCCTTTTCATATTTATCTTCAATGGAACGGAGAGTGGTCTCAATTTGTCTTTTCTGTTCTTCGCTCATGGTACTACAATAAGAACCGCTCATTTCATCCGCAACAGACAAGTTATGGTCTGTGCCCATTGCCATGGAGACAAAAGGGAACGCGTTTAGGTCATAGGGGTATATCAGTTTCGCATCGACTGAGAACCAAGAACCCAATGTAAGTAACAGCACCCAGAAAATAAGAATAATACCGGCATCCTTGATAAAGACAATCACCAAAGATTTAAGAGATTGTAAGGTTGACATTTTAAACTGCTCATTGATTTGACCCATGACGGCTAGTTTGGTGATATCAATTGTCTTTTTCCAACTGTCATTTTCTTCCGTATTTGGTTTCTGAATAGTAATGTTTCCACTTGTCACGGTGATACTAATGGTTCCTGAAGTATTATCGGCGAAAACACCGCTAAAACTATAATCAACAAGGTCAATCGTCCGATATTTTGTATCGTTTTGTTTCGAGGACCCCTGTGGTAAAACCAGTACCACCTTTGACGTTCCATCTTGAGTGATAGGTCCACTCGTCACGATATATTCATTTTCAGTCTTTTGAATGTTACAATACTCTACCGAAATGTTGACATCACCTGGACCTTTACATGAGCCTTTATAATTCATCACATCTTTCAAGATAGCGGGTGTCCAAGAGGTATCTAAGGGCAATCTAAGATTTATTTCAGTCATTAATAACTACAGTTATTTTTTTATTGTGCATACAACAACGCCGCATATCCACTTTTGACACGTAATACATTATATCGTTCTTCTGTAAAAAAAAGACTGTAATCATACTTGTATAAACTGCCTGTTTGTTCTACTCCAATAATGGTTCCTTCTTCGTCGCAAATGGTATTGTAAGCAGAACCTGGATTGATTTCAGGTAAGATTGTAGTAAATTCAAGCTCAATTGTCTTAAACCGGCTAAGATTGATAGCACCCGAGGGTTGTAACTCTAGTGGGGAGGTATTCAAGCTGAAACTATATCCATACAAACCTGAATTGGAATGCCCTTTGCTGTAATTGTACTTGTCAATAAAACTATACACACCTGTCTCAAAGTCGTTTTCTCTATATTTTCCGTCGAGTATAATAGAAAATTTTGTCATGATATCTTTTCGATTTTCATTCGTAAAATAGTCACATACGAAATTTTGATTGGCGGCAGTAACTGTCGGACCTTCCGTATCTATTAATGAGACATCACTCACAAAAAAGTCTACACCAGGTCCGAAAGGAGTTTCCCCGACATAGTACGAGTTGACTTTCCCCGGGATTAGGTTATAGGGTAATGTATCTGAATACGACCAGTTGCTATAATTCGACCATTGATTGCGTTCGTAACTATCATTTCGTCTAAAAAACCACATCCAATTTGAAGACAAGCTATTGGAGTCTAGGCGATAACGATTCGTCCCTGTAATCTTCTGAACCGTGTCTTCCTTCACCGTTTTGATTAAATAACTTTGTTCGTCTTTCGCAAATACCTTGGACTCTTCTTCCGTAACAAAGCCAAACGTAGAGATAAGATGAACATCCGCATCCCATGTAGCGACCTTGTTTTTATAGTCGGACTCTAGAAGAAGCATCGATGGAGGAGGTTGTAGGAAACGATAAAGGGAATGTGCTTCCTTGGTAAAGTTCGGCCTTACTGGTGAACGTTCAAAAGGATTTGCGGTTACGTCGTTGATGGTAAACAAATCTCGAATGGGTCGCATGGTGACTTCAATTGTGACTTCGTTATATTGAAGTGATACAAGAGGTAAAGCCATTTTAGAAGAATTCATGAACCAGAAATGAAGGGGTACATATAGAGTTCTGCCTGGTATAGACGGATTGGACATCCCTAGGGGTTCAATAGATGTCATTGTCACGTGGTAACTGTTAGGATATCGATTTGGACGACCATAGGCTATTTCAGGCTTATAAACTTCAGGGTCATGACCAATCATCTGATGAAAGAGTTCTTTTTTGTTCTTGTCAAATTCCCTCTCCGCCATATTTTTGATATATTCTCCAGAAAATTCCTGGATAACCTGTCCCCCGATGAGACAACGAACTCGACGAATCGCATTCGCTCCAATGTGTTCAATCCACCGAAATTCATAATTTTTCCATTTTTCGACTTTCGTAGCAGGCTGAATCATTGTACTCCAAATATCCGGCAAATTAAATACTAGAAAAGCATCCATCAAGAGGTCACCATTTCGAGGGACCTTAAACGTGAGTTGAGTGTCTTCGTTTAGCTTTAATGAACGCAACCCTTCGTAATCTATTCTAAATTTTTGCATACCAAAATTCGTATATTTAGAATAGACCGTTTTGAAAAACGTTTTACTTGGGTTTCCGTTCAAGATTACATTTTGGTTTCCGTACGAGATGATATTCAATAATCCTCCGCCCATGCTCTTCTATATAGTTTTGTTTATTTAAATCTTAGTTAAAACCTTTTTTTATCCAGGAAACATATGGACCAAGTCAATGGAGTCTTACAAAAGGTATCCGCAAAACCGGCGGTACCTATCGCTATTTTTCTGTTTCTTTTATTTTTCATCTTGTATATTTATGTGAACGTGAAAAAAAGAAAATATCACTGTAAATCCTTGAGTAAAACAGAATTACAAACATCTATCAAACCTTTATCCATGTTCAAAGCAGATGTATCTTTGAACAAAGTCTATGTGAAAACGGCCTACAACTGCTGTTGTGTAGGGGATTTTAAAAATGATTACGTCGACACATGTGCTCTCATCAATTGTGCCAAGCAAGGAGTCAGAGCCCTAGATTTTACCATTTTTTCTTTAAAAGAAGAGCCAGTGGTGTCGGCATCTTCGTTTATTAGTCCACTCTATAAAGAGGAATATAACAGTCTATCCTTTTCAGAAGTGATGCAACAAGTGAAACGGTCCTTTATACTTGACCCACTTAATTGTCCCAATACGACTGACCCTTTAATCTTGATTTTCCGTATCCAGAGTAGAATCAAAAAAACTTACGACAAAATGGGAGACATCCTACAATCAACATTTGGAAAAGATAATCCGGCAGGTAGTCTTCTCTATACAGACATTGTCAATATGAATAGTACGACTGTCAAACAATTGATTGGAAAAGTCCTCATCATGGTAGATACCACTGGATTATTGAATTACGAGTCAAGCAAACTGAATAAACTGTCTGTGGTGAATTTTGGTAACCTGGAAAATCGTATCATACGTATGAAAGATGTGTACGATGAGAACAAAAAGCAACGTAATCCATTAACTATACTTTATCCCAATTTAAAAACCTCTAGTGATAATTACGATTTTACACTCGGTTTTCCTCTAGGGATTCAATTCATAGGAATGAACTTCCAGACCAAAGACCGATACTTGGATGCTTACAATTCTTTTTTCTCAGAGTCAGCATTTAAACCTTTTTTGGAGGTCGCTTCTTAATTTCATCAACAACTTTTTTACATGTGTAATACAATGAGTGACCTGGATAAAGCCGTCGAGGAAAATCTGAAGTTACAACATGGTATTACAAGATTAAAATATATGAAACCTGAACTGTTTGACATTGTGGAAAAATACATGAAAAAGCATAAACTGATTGGATATGGCGGACATGCTCTGAACTTGTATTTGCCGCCGTCTAAGCAATTCTATAGTTTATGGGATATCCCAGACTATGATTTTTACTCTCCAAACGCCATTCGTGACTGTAAACAATTGGCCAAAGAATTATCTCAACATACAGATGAGGTAGAAGTAAAACCGGCTATATTTGATGGAACCTATAAAATTTTTGTTAACTTTGTACCTTTGGTGGATATTAGTCATTTAGAAGAACCCCTCTATAAGGTACTTTGGAAGTCCTCTCGAAAGATAGAGGGTATTCACTATGTTCCATATAGCTATTTAAAAATGAGCCTTTATTTGGAGTTGTCTCGTCCTCTGGGGGATGTCAGTCGTTGGACCAAAATATACAAACGTCTTCAACTATTGGAAGAAGAACATCCTACCCTTCACGATAAATCTTTGGTACAAAATGACCCACCTCCACCTTTTTTCAAAACCTTGATACAGAGACTACAACCTTTTGTGCTGGCTGGAGAGTTCGGTATTAGCTATTATCAAACCATGTTTCCTGTAGAATATAGACAAAAACATTCACGAAATGTCATGGTATTTACTGAAGACCCAAACGAAATTCTCAGTCTATTTCAGGACGTTACCTATACCCTTCATTTCTATCAAAATAAATTCAGTAAGGTATGTGAGGTGTCCTTTGAACGGATTCCGTTGTTATTTATTGTGAGCCTCGACTCTTGTCAGTCTTACAACATACTCGAAAGATATGGGAAACGATTTAAAATAGCAAACTACGATACTGTACTTTCCACCTATTATGCGCTTACCTTTCTAGATATTCCATCGTTACCTTCGTCTGACCTTTTGTTGTATTGTTCCTTACTTACCGCTTGTAAAGACAAAAAAACAAAACAAATGCGTCGGTTTCGGATGCCTTGTATCGGTTATCAACCTTCTTTAGAAGACCTACGCAGACGTCGAGGCGCAAAATATACAATCTATAAGAAAACCGGAAAATATAAACATTTATTCTTTCGTTATCGACCGACGAGGAAACTAGGACAATTAATTAAAAATTGATTTGAACATTTTCTCTATATACACATTATCAAACAATGAAAATCATGAACGAAAATGGAAAGCACAAACTTCGACGTTCTGACCGCATTCAAAAACTCATACAGAAGAAGCTCTTACAAGATGACCCGTATCATTTACACAAGAAACAGTGTAATATCATCGATGTATTAGAGCGAAAGATTCATGAATTTGAAGAACGACTGAACGTCTTGGAGAAAAAAGATGTCAAGGAAGACAATGATATGCCTCTCTATGAGGATGGTTTTCCATGGGATGTCGTATTTATCCTAATCGGAATTGTTATGTTGTTCTATTACGCTATGCAGCCAAAGATAGAAGTACAATATATCTCTCAATCTGCTATTGAAAAATTGGCGTGAACTTTATATAACTTTTGAATTACGGGTACGGTTACGTGTCCCTTTTTTCTTTCTTGATTTAAAGGTTTCACGTGTGTCAGGTGATTTCGTTTTCATACCTTCTTTCGGCAAGATGGACAATAGACCTGGTGTCCAGGGCAAAGGGTCTGAGGTGAACTTACGCCAAAAGAATGACTCCATTTGAAGAGCTGTCTCGATTTCTTCTGTTGTAATCGTTTTATACGTTTTGGGGTTCTTTCCAATCTCTTCTTGTAAGGCTTTATTCCTTCGATACAAGTCCTTCTCTAATATACTTTGACCTAGCGTCTGGTTATCTTCTTTGAGTTTCAATAGTCGAGACTTGGTATCCTCCCAGTTGTCATAAGTGATTTCCATGGGCTTTACAAAGTCCACGTTCGACTCTATACCGATCGAGGATAGAAAAAACTCATCTCCCACGTGCATGTTGTGAAAGAACTCCAGGTGTGGGCTACTCAGAAGTTTCGAAACGTGATACCGAGACAAACACATGCGTGCATAATGTTTTTGAAAGGACGGAATAGAGTGAAAATTCGGCTGTGTTTCAATGCGGGCCTGCCTATCGTATTGAGTTAGTCTCATAAATTTGACATAAGATGTCCGTTCGTCATCCTTTTTCAAATGTGAATAAAAAGATTCAAATGGTTTCAATGGTATACACGATTCACTAATCGTAACAAACTTTATATTTTCTGGGTCTTTCATGGCTTCTCTCATTAAACATTCATACGCATGAGTAATGTATCCCCATCCTGTCTCGACTCGTTTCGAGAGAATGCCTTCTTTTAGCCAAGCTGTCTTGACTTTTTCTGGGTACTTTGGATGACAATAGATACTGTATTTTCCTTTATATCCTTCGAAATAACGACTCCATACTTCGGGTTGATGAATGTCTCCAATCGTCAAGAATAAAAAGGCAATCTTGGGTTGTTTGTATCTATATAAAGTGTCTAACCGAATAGGAGATGAATAGGGAAAATATTGAACAGACCGACTTGACACCTTCTCAGGCAAAATAAAAATACTTTTCCATAATGGCGGCAATCGGTCCAAGATTTCGCGTAACACACGTTCTGTATTTGAAAAAAGTGTTGGATAGATACGAAGCGACCGTTTCAAGGTTGCGTCAGGTATGTCTCTAATCATCGAGACTAAGATGAGGTCGGTTTCATCCGGCACATCCTGGACGAACGGGTCGCTTTTGTCTCCGAAAAGTTTTATCACCAATCTATTCTTAGGGACATGAAGTCTCGATGTGAAGTATGGCGTTGTCTTTCGTAAGAAAAAGGAATCCTTCATACGTTCCGCATCTCCATCCAATAGCGCACCATAAGTAACGGGATGTTTTTGTACACCTTGTGTGAGCCAATCCACATAGATGGTCTTTTTCTCTACATAGGTGTATGCTGGAATAAGAAACTTGAGACAACTTAAAAAATACAGTTCATCTATTGCGGCCATTGTTTGATAAGGACATTCTTTCAAATACGTGTCGTATTCTTTATGATGTTGAAGAATAAGACCCACGTCTTGTCTTGACATACACCACCACTGGCTGGACTTCCATTCGGTTCCGATTTTATTCTGTCCCATCAAGTGGAACATCGATTTGCCTTGCGATTGACCCAATGTCTTGATCAAGCTTTCATACGAGACAAGTGGGTATACATCATGCGACAACAGCATGTACCATTCGTGTTGGTTTTCGTATGCAACCCGTAATAGTTCCAGGGTAGCATCCACGATACTACGCTTTGCCCATTCAGTTGGTACTGATAAAACTGTATAAGTTCTGTTAGAAATCGGTTCTTTGGTATTGATGTACACTGGTTTACCTTTTAACCATGTTTTTGTTTTTTCATTCACGATACCCTTGTAGGTTAAACAAAGAAACGCGACCTTGTCCATTATATGTAGATACATAAAATATATATATTCTATAATGTCCATACAGACTAATCTAACTCAGACCGGGTTATCTGTTGCGAACGTA